GTTGCCGTGACGGGCTGGCTGCTCTCGTTTATTCCATTCACCGTAACAGACGGGGCCTCCATACCTACGCCGGAGGCGACGACCCCCAGCCGCCCGTGACTGTCCCGCTCCAGCGGCATAACGGCCTCCGGCCCGGCCTCGCCCATGAGCCCCGCGCCGCCCGCCATGGGGAACACGGTGGGACGATGTACGATGCCGCCCCGAGCGAAGGGGACCAAATGCCCGCCCTGGAAAGCGCCGCCATCCGAAAAGCCAAACAGGCCCCCCAGGAGCCCGCCGCCGCCTGACATCCCGCCGAACGTCTGCCCCAGTAGCCCGCTCAACTGTTGCAAGATGACCATCTTGAGCGTCGTATAGACGATATCCTCGCCCAGCTTGCGCAGGCTATCGCCGAAATCCCCGCCACGAACAGCCGCATCTAGGAAGCCGTCACAAACGCGCATGACGGCATCCCCGCCAAGCTCTTTAAATTCCTTCGTGACGTCTTTGAGCTCTGCCGAAAGCCGCTGCTCCAGGGATACCGTCGTCAGCTCATTTTGTTTCTGGAATGCGTCCAGAGCCTCCTGCGCTATCTTGGCGGCGCGCGGGAATTCCTGGAACTCAGAGATCACGCCCGCCAGCGCGGCCTCGTACTCCGCGCTTGAAAGCGTCCCGCTTTCAAATTGGCCGGAGAAAGAATCTAGGAGCTTACTGATCTCTGAGGCCTTGATATTTTGGAGCTCGCTGAAACGCGCCCGCCATTTGTCTGTCCCCTGCTCCAGGCCCGCTATCTCCGTCTCCAGCAGGCGGGCATAATCAGACGCGGATAGCAGCCCCTCGGAAAATTCCCAGGCGAGGCCGCTCCACCTCTTACTATATCCGCCCTCGTCGATCTCCCTGATGATGTCCTGTACCCGTTTCCATTTGTCCGAAAGCGGGTCCAGGCCGTCGAGCATCTGTTGCAATTCGGGCACGAAGGCCGCGCCATCCTTATCCAGGTACTTTATTTCATCCCGTACCTTTTGGAGCTTATCAGAAAATGCGGCGTCATCGATGTTTATACGGAGGTCTTGCAGCTTTTTCCAGTCCTCCGTAAGCGGCTTCGTTTTTGCCTGCATGGCGTCTATCTTTTCAATATAGGCGGTCCCGTCATCATCCAGGTATCTCATGCGGTCTTGGACATCCCTGATAAATGCGTCTAGAGGCGATGGGCCGGACCGGCCGCCGCCGCCTTTTCCGGCCGCCCTACCGCCGCCAGCCCCGCCACCTATCCTTGCCATTTTAGGTGCGGGCTTCACGGATGAGGCTATGGGGGCCGGGGCCCCGGATGTATCGCGCCGCTGTATTTCCGTCTCCAAAGCCGTTATTTTCGCCCTGAGCTTTTCCGCCTGACGCGCCGCCGCCACCTCTTGCTCCGTCACAATGGCGCTAACGCCGCGCTCCCCGTATGCTGTGGCACGTGCCACCATCGTCCATGTTTCGACCGCCTGCGCCTCCAGCTTTATGAGCTCGCCGCGCAAATGGGCAAGCTCATTCTGCATATGCGCCGTACTGCTCTCCTGGAATTTCTGATTCAACCAGTCCTGGGCCTCTTTCAGATCCTCAGACGCAATGCGAGCATTTTCACTTTCATTCGCATATGTGATAAGCCCGGCGGTCACTAGCCCCAGGGCGACCGTAAGCCCCACAGGCCCCGACAGTATCCCGATAAGCGTTCCACCCGCCGCAATAACGGCGTTGAAGCTCGCCGCGAGCCCACCTAACGCAATGGAGGCCGGGCCTATCGCCGCGATAAGCGCCATCATCTTAATAGTCCCCTCATCGAGATCGAGCGCGAAATCATCGAGGGCCTTACTTAGCCCAGGCATATATTCTTCCGCGATAGCAACTATCTTCGTCCCCAGCGGCTCCAACGCCATAGCGAATTGATTACCGACCGCACTCCAGCGCTCGCCTAGCGTCATCGTCTCCTTAGATGTCTCCGCTATCGTGCCCCCAGCCGTCTGAAGGGCCGCTATGAGCTCAGTTAGTTCTATCTTGCCCTCGCGTATAGCGATAGCTAGGTCGGCCCCGGCCCTGATACCGAACATATTTTTCCCGATATCGAGCGCTTCGCCCATGGTCTTAGCGCCCTTTATCTGCTCGATTATCGTTGTGAGGGCCTGCGATGTATCCGCCACGCCCTCTTTTGCCAGGGCTACAAGTGCCTTTGATAGCGACCTCATAGCCTGCTGTGTGTTGACCCCGGCCTTGTCTAGCGTCGATATAAGCGCGATAGATTCATCAAGGCCGAGCCCCAGGGTACGCAGCGCACCGCCTGAAGCTGTCACGCCCTGCGCTATAGCGTCCATCCCCATACCCGTAGCCTGAGATGCAACGAATAGCTTATCTAGGACCGCCACGCCCTGGTCGGCTTTCATGTTCCAATTGTTCAGGAGCTTGCCTAGGCTAGATATCGTCCCCCCCAGGTCAGTCCCCATCATGCGAGATGCATCCAGTACGGCCATAGAAAGCTCCTGGAGCGTCTCACCGGTCGCCCCGGTCATCGTGTTTAGGTCAGCTATCGCCTTGGCGCTGTCGTCGAAGCTCTGGGGGCCCAGGACCGCGATAGCCCTAAAATCAGCATAAAGCCCCTTTAGCGCCGCGCCCGCCGCGCCGGTCCCTATCTTTATCGTTCTATACGCATTCTCTACTTTTACCCCGACGCCAAGAGCGGCGGTCCCAACGGCCATAATAGGCGCGGTAAGCGTGCTAAAATCCTTCCCAAAATCGGTCAGGCTCTTACTTATCTTTTTGATCTGTTTGTTGATGTCTTTGATCTTTTTCTCAAATTCACTCGTATTCGCCCCGATGACGATATTGAGCTTGCCCGCAAACGCAGCCATTTACCCCGCCCCCTTCCGCCTACGCCGCTCCTCTTTCCATTCCTCGATGAATTGTTTTTTCCCCATGACGCGCCCATTTTTCCAAATGCCCGCGATATCCTGCGGCGATACCCTACGCTTGCTCCACATGTTCATAATAGCCGCCGTATGTATCGCCTGCTCGCGCCGCTCCAGCCATACGCGGTATTGCCGCGCCTCGATCATGTCCATGAGCTCGCCATTAGTTACATCCCAAAGCTCCTCATGCCGCAAGCCTAGAGGGCCGAGCGCGTACAGGTATAGCTCATTACGCGCCCGCACACGCTCGGCCCTCGTCATCATGCGTTTTTTTCGTCGGCCTCCTTGCCGTTTTCCAAAAGGATATAGCGCCGGAAACTGTCAGCCAGCTCAGGGACACACTCCATAGCGATAGCCCGAACAGATACATCCGCATCATCACAGAGCGCCCCCACCGCCTCCGGCGTCAGGCCGCGCCGCTTGGCGAGCATCCCAGCCCAGACCACTGCTCTGAGGTCAGATAGCTTCAGCTTCGAGCCCTTTTCGAGTTTCTGGACGATACCGACGATGCTATCGTCGACCTCATCCTCCAGAGCGCATATCGCGTTTTGCCCGTATTGTATCTCGTATGTCTGCCCGCCTATGTTTATGGCCCTCATGCGCTTACCGTCCCCTTCGTTATCGGGCCGGTCCCCTGAGCGCTCACGGACACCTGGATAGCGTCCTCCGTTGCCGCCGAAACATCCCACTGCGTCACATATGCGCTCAGGGTATACTCGGGCGAGCCAGCCCCAGACCCGGCAGGCCGGATATGGAACTTGAGCTCCGTCCCCTCCCACTGCGCAGTCTCGATAGCGGTATCAGCGGCGCTATTCGACGTGTCGTACAGGAGCGTAAAAGACATCGTAGCCTCGATCTGCCCTGCCAGGTACTCTTTCCACTCCGTGGATATCGTGCTGACGTCGATCGTATTTCTATTAGTGGTCATAGTCCAGTCGCGGCAAGCCATAAGCTGAGTAGGGGTGCTGGAAATCTCCACCATTACGACGCTATTCTTGGAAGCCAGCTTAGCCATTGCAATCACTCCATTCTGTCAATGTAAGTCCTGAAAACCAGAACGCCGTGCATCCAGTCCCCATCCCTGAGTATCTGGAAGCTCTCGAAAAAATAATCATGCCCGGCGCTCTCCATAGCCGCCTCAGCCGCCTGTTCGATGTCAATCAACTGCGCCCGACCCCTGTAGGAGCTCCAAATGTGCAGCCGGACCTCGACCCGACGCTCCTCGTCGCTCATCACCCGGCCTTCAGAATCGAATGTGTCCCCGATGACGATATACGGGCCGGGCGTCGCCTCATCGGGCATATAATCAAAAACGCGCTCTCCGCCCAAAAGGGCAACCAGCGCGTCATCACCCGTCAGTCGGGCGTAAACATCTTCATACAGATTTTTGAGCCTCACGGCACGCCTCCTCCATTGCCCGCTCAACTTTCTCGAAAACTTGGCCCCCCTTGGCGGCAAGGGCAGGCGCTAAAAAGGGCTGGGCGGCCATCTTGCGCGTCCCGTACTCCACCGCGAAGGCATAGTATTCTTTGGAGCCCGCAGCCTGTTTCCTTGTCTTGCTCTTGCGCGTCCCCGCGTTGCGCGGATAATCGGCCTCTACCTTTGCGGATATGAAACGCTTTTTCGTCGCCGTCACCTTGATAGATGCTTTTAATCTTCCAACGCCAGCGCCCTTGCGCGGCTCCCGCGTCCCCATGGGGGCCCGCGCCCTGGCATCATCCGCCACTACCTCGGCCCCGGACTTGATCGCATCAAAGATTTTATCTTTTAGCGTCCCGTCCTCAAATGCCTTTAAACTCTCTATCACTTCCCGCGCGCCCTGTAGGCGGCCATACGCGAAAACGGCCATATCAGCGCGTCTCCGTCACGCAGTCCAGGATGAGCCAATTTGCCACGGGGCGCGTTGTCTTGACGGTCAGGCGATACCCGCGCCAGACGGCTATGTCGCCCTGTTGCACTTTCACGGCCCCGGCCCTAACTATAACCTCATGCGTCCGAAGATCGCGCATCTGATCGGCGATGATGTTATCCCTTGCCTGCGTTATGTTCACCTGTGCATAGGCCGCCCCGATGAGCGTTTCTGTTTCCGTGTACCCGCCCATCAGATCCTTGACCTTTTGGGAACGGTAGAATCCCACGCGCTCAGACAGGGCCCCCGCGCCTTTCGGAAACGCCACGGCTACCGACCTCCCTCAATTCCCTCAGATCTTCCAATACACTCAACTTCAGATCCCTCAGCCTTAAAGTCAATCGGTACAGCCCACAGAGATGATAGATAGCGGCCCCAAGCAAATAGAAAGTATATGCCGCCCAAATGAGGAGAAATGACCCAAGCAACATATCTATCAACGCATCCACCCCTATGCACACATTTAGCGCCGCCTCATGCTTTCCTCAAACATATCCCCCCAGCGCTTCATTTCATGCCAAACGTATATGGCAAACTCCACGAACCACCAAAGGGGCAGGATGCCGCACATCAGATCGCGGTCGGCTTGCGCGGCTAACATATTCCACAACACAATGATACAAAATAGCCTAAACATGATGACCTCGCACAGTATCGCACAGTATCGAACAGTTACGTCGGGACGTTCCGATCGGGCCAAAGGAGATACTGGGCCGCATTTGGGATACCGCCGCTCTCCCTGTTTTGATACCAATTGGCAACGGTCAGGAGCATCGCCTGCTTCCAGGTCTGCTTGACCTCAGGCGCATCCTCCCCCTCGGGGGCCACCAAGGATCTATTTAAAAACCCCTCGGCCCATTCCCGCGCCGCCGTGATATAGCTAGATATCAGCGCGTCGTCCTCGTCAAACTCCACCCTCAGTTGGAGCTTTGCTTCTTCGAGCGTTACCGGCTCCGCTATCGGCATTTGCTTTCACCTCCGGGGCCCGTTTCGTAAACCCGTATGCCTCCGCATACGCGGCGCAATCATACGGGACGTCATGCTCACCTATCTCAAAATCCCGCCGCCTGCACCCGTCAATATAGTAGGTGAACGGCTTCGTCACGTTGATCTTTTTCGTTTCCACGGTATCACCCCCGTTGAAAGATTTGGGGGGCATAAGCCCCCCAATCATCACGCCGTGCACTTCACGAACTTGACTGCCTCGCTGTTCAGGATCATGTTGCCAACCCGCTTCGTCATGTAGAAGTTGACGTAGGGCTTGTTGCTGTACGGGTCGCGCAGAAGCCGGATCCCGGTCCGGTCCATGATGATATACGCCTCGCGGAAATCACCAAACGCGATGGGGATAGCATTGGCACCGGCAGAGGGAAAATCATCGTTATACGTGTATGGGAAGCCCAGGATGCTGTTAGGCTCGCCGCTCTGGAGGCCGGGCTGCCACAGATAGTTATTCTCGCTGTCCTTCAGCTTACGGATCGCGGCGAGGGTCTGCCGGTTCATCATCCAGCGGGAGCGCCCGTAATAACGGCTCTTCAGCGCCGTGATAACGTCGATCAGCATGTCCCCGAAAGCGGCAGAGGTCGCGGGGAAGTCCGCCGCGACGCCGGTCGCGATGTGCTCGAAGGTCCCGAATGCCCGCGTATCATCCGCAGTCGCCGCCGTGGTCACGGTCAGCAGCCCCTTAGGCTGATTGGTCCCCGTGCCTGCGGTGAAAGCAATATTCTCCTGCTTTGCAAACTCACGCGCCGCACTCGTCGCCAGCCAATCCTCGACGTTGAACCAGATATCATCAAGCGCTTTCTGCGTTGCGCTAGGCTGGCAATAGATCTCACCAAACGTAGGTGTCACTGGGCTCAAGGTCGGAGTAGCCGTTACCGGCCTAGCATCAGTCTCGCCCACCCATCCCGTAGTAAGGCCGCCATTATCCACGAGCTGGGTAATAGCCTCAGTCCCGACTAAACGCACATCGCAGACCGCACGCATTGGAGAATCCGCGCCAAGGAGCGTAAAGATCTCCCTATAGATCTCCTGGGGGACAGCATAGCCGCCATCCGCATCCACACCGACCTGGACCGCCTTCATCTGAAGCTCGGCCAGCCCATCAGTTACGCCCTTGCGCACGAACTTATTAAACGCGGCCTTGTGCTCCTTATTCGCGATCGCCTCGGGCGTCAGGTCCCCAAGCTCAGGCCTATTCGCTCTAGCCTCGAAATGGCTCAGGCGGTCCTCGCTCGCCTGGAGCGCCACCTCGATCTTCGATAACTTTTCCTCAAGCTCGCCCGCCTGCCCGCTGCTCTTTTTAAGCTCATCGAGCCGCGCGTCGTTTGCATTCTTGTACTCCTCAAACGCAATACGGATGTCATCAAGCGTTCTCTTGATATCGTCCATCGTGTGTATCCTCCTAACTATAGATACCTGCTACATCTTCCCCGCTCTTATCGTGTAAAGCAGGGCATCCGCTGCTTTTTTCGTGTCTTCCGCCTCAGCATCCCGCTGAGAATCAGCTTTCACTGCGGCGAGTGCAGCCCTCGCCTCGGACCTCGAAAATCCGGCATCCCGCAGGAAATTCTCAAGTCCTCTAACTGTCTTCACCTCGTCCACGACCGCTTTTGGATTCGCGGGAAACGTAACGAGTGAGACTTCCCAAAGGTCTACCTCTTTCAACACACGCACTCGGACATTATCGCGCGTTTCCCATTCCCACGCTAAGGGGAGGAATCCGATAGAAAGTCCTCTGATAGCGCGGTTTTTCAAGAGGATATAAGCCTCGCGCCCCTTCTCTACATCCAAAATCAAACGCCCTTCGAGCCATAGCCCTATCTCATCTTCATGGATCCGCTCATATACGCCTATAGGCTCCGTGCTATCGTGCTGCCACAGCATTACAGGCATTTTAGCCTGAAGGCTATTTTCAAACGCACCCCTAACGATTATATCATCCCAATCGTCTACTACATCGAAGACTGAGCCATAACCCGTAAAATAGCCGCTGTCATCTATCTCCTTGATCTCCATCGGATAGTTCTTCCGACTGAGTACTGCCATCCACACCGCCCCCTTCATCATCTGCATTTTCATCTATGCGCATATTCATTGGCGTTAAGTGGATATCGCCGCCCTCGTATGGTGTCATATCCTCCATCTCCCGAACTTCATTCGGGGTCAGGACGCCCATATTGATCCCTTTCTGGTATGCGTCATACCGGCTCCCTATATCGCCTCGTTGCAAGCCATCGAGATTTAAGCGCACTTCTAAATCGCGCTCCCCAGCCTCATCGAGCAGGTCCCGCGCGATAGCTTGCTCCCAGCGCCGCACCCATGGGAGGAGCGTGTATCTGACGTATCCCATCGACATCTGCTCTATACCGCTCCCCCAGCTCGTTGTTTTCTCTGTGCTTTGGATCATAAAGAGCGGTATGCCATAAATGCGCGCAATGTCCTCGACCTGAAAGCGCCTGGTCTCCAAAAATTGCGCGTCTGCGTTGGTCATCGATAGCGGCTCGAATTTGACGCCCTGCTCTAAAATAGCTGTGGCCCCTGCATTCTCTCCGCTATACGCAGATTGCCAATTTGTTTTTAATCGCGTATAAGCCTCCTCTGTGAGATTCCCTGGGACACTCAGCACGCCGCCCGGTTTCGCCCCATTACCAAACGTAGCCGCCCCATGTTCTTGTGCCGCCAAAGTCAGCCCGATCGTTTCCCGCTGACAAGCTATGGGAGATAGCCCCGTCACGCCATCGAGGCTCCGATACATTACGTGGAATATATCGCGCTGACCCACCGTCCTTGTATCCCCATTTGCGAAGGTGACTGTATACTCAAGCTCCCATGTCGGCAACTGTCTTACCGCTATCATCCCCGGCAAAAGAGGCAAAAGCTCAACGACCCGACCTAACGCATCCCTCACCTTATACGCATAAAAATCCCCGCGCAGACACAAGCAAAACATCGCCAGCTCGCGCCAATTAAACGAAGTAAGCCAAGGGCAGGGACGATGCGCCAGAAGCCGATATACCCAGTTATCACGCTCCTCTCTGCGGTCCCCATCAAAGCCGCGATACACCTTCACCGGGAGCTGAGCGATGCTTTCGGCCAGGAGCCCGACACACGCATACACCGCCGAACATTGCAGCGCCTTTGAAGGTGATACGTCTATCCCGGCCTTTGTCGACATTCCGTACACCTGCGAAAGCAGCGCCGAAAGGGCGCCCGCTGTTATGTTGCCCGATCTGTTTTGTTTCTTTTTCCTGCCTATCTCGACCACCCCCTACACGGTCAGGAGCCCCCGCGTTTCGTATATGCTCGTATCGTCCTCGCCCTGTATCTGGCGGGATATCGCCATGCAGAGCGCCACTATCCCATCTATCCGCTCCGCGCTCTTTGCCTTATCCGGCTTTATGTTCTCCGCCGGATCTGTCGCAAGCACTACATTAGCTGCCATCCAACGCATTACGGGGTTGCCGCCGTGCTTCAGCTCGCCGCTCAGTATCTCGCGCTCAAGCTCCTTCGCCGCCGGGCTCAACGTCTGGAAGCCCTGCCTGACAGGTACGACATGGAAGCCCTCCTCCTCTAGCTGTATCGCTATCTGCGTGGCGTTCCATGGATCGTATCCTATTTCACGCATCCCCCGAAACTCTGCCGATAGCTGTTTTATACGCTGGCGGATATACTCGTAATCTATCACATTCCCCGGCGTGGCCTCGACGTACCCATGACGCACCCAGGCAGAAAAGGGCACGCGGTCGCGCCGCTCCCTTTTCTCCATCTCCTCCTCGGGTATCCAAAACCAGGCCAGAGCGTCACCCGTCACAGGGAACTTCAGCACGAAGGCGGATATATCCGTCGTGCTTGAGAGGTCCAGGCCCCCATAGCATGGGGCCGCCCTGAGATCTTCGAGGGGCGTTTGCCCGTCGCACGCCGCCCAGGCCTCGGGAGATATCCAGCGCGTCTCCGCCTGCGTCCATACGTTCATATGCAACCTAAGAAACGCATTCAGAGCGGCAGGGGCCTCCTGGGCTTTCTTGACCTTATCCCGCAGATCGTCGGGCTTCACGGAAACGCCAAGATTAGGATTGGCCTTTACCCAGACCCGCTCATCAAGGTAGTCGTCGCCATCATCCAGCGTAAATATCACGCCACAAAAGCTATCATCCTCAAGCGAGCCGTCTAAGACCTTCTCAAGATAATCATGCAGCTCCCGGCATATCCCATGCCGGGATACGCCCGCCGTAGTGATAGCAAACATGAGGGGCTGCCGTCTTGCGCCTGTTGCCGTCTCCAGGATGTCCCACAGGTCCCGCGTCTTATGCGCGTGGACCTCATCGATTATGGCCCCATGGATGTTCAGACCGTCTAAGCTGTTGTAATCGCTGGACAGGGGCTCGAACTTGCTGCTGGTATCCAGTACGAACATATTATCTGATCGAACCGTGATGAACTGCTTCAGCATGGCCGAGCCCCTCACCATCCTGCACGCCTCGCCGTGTACGATCTTCGCCTGATCGCGCTTCGTCGCCGCGCTGTATACCTCCGCGCCGGGCTCCTTGTCGCCATCCAAAAGGTACAGGGCGACGCCTGCCGCCATCGTACTTTTTCCGTTTTTTCTCCCGATTTCTAAATAGGATATACGGAACCGCCGCGAGCCGTCCTTTTTCCTCCATCCAAAAAGAACCCACAAATACGCCTGTTGCCATGGGGACAAAACAAACGGCTGCCCGCCCCACTCGCCCTTGGAATGGCGCAGGAAATCAAAAAAACGGAGCACCCGCTCCGCCTCAGTTTCATCGAAATACAGCCCGCGCTTTGCCCCCTTCTTTAGGTCCCTCTCATGGCGCTCGCAAAACAGGCGCACCCACTTGCACGCGCACACCCTCCCCGCCAGTACGTCCGCTATATATTTCTTCGCGGCGCGTCCGCTATTCTGCACGAAAGGCGGCATATGCGTTTATCTCCTTTTCCGTCTCCAGCCCGGATATCCTTGTACGTGCGGAGGGAGTCAAGCCAAATTGTTCTTCGTACTTTAGCGCCGCCATGGAGTTATCGCGATGGACTTGCAGCATGGGATTTTTATGTACGTTTCCCATGCCGTCAACAATCGCCAGCCCGTTACGTTTTATTAGCGCGTCCGCCTCATATACGAGGCGCAGGTGATGCACATAGCGCACGAACGGCTCTATATCACACGGACTTAAAATTTTTTTCGATATGAGTAGATCGAAGCTCTCACGCGCTCGGACTAGAACGGGCGCAGGCAAATGGCGCTCCAATTCCTCGGGGAACCGCGCCTCTTGCACTGTATCAAACGTAGGACCGGCGCTTTTTTTCGCATGATGAGACTTCGGCCCGAGCGCCCGAGTGGCCGCGTCTTTCGGCTTGGGGCCGCGTATCGCCATGGGGCCTCACCTCCGAAACGAAAATAGAAAAACGTAGAAATAGGGGGGCGTCTACGCGCGAGCCCGCGCCGTTGAGCAGGGGCCGCCGTCTAGACTTTTTGACCGCCCCTCCCCGGCGTGTTTGCGGTTGTGGCAGGCCGCGCAGAGGACCTGGAGATTATCTACATCCATCTCCGCGCCGCCATCCGCGATAGGGATTATATGGTCGACTATCTGCCCCGCCGTCACAATGCCCCGCCTGGCGCATTCCTCACATAGCGGCGAGCGGGATAAGATATAGTCCCTGAGATGTTTCCACCGCCTGGTATGATAGAACTTATGCCGCTCCGGACGCGCCGCGTTATAATCCCGCGCCGCTTCCCGCTTCCCCTTCTGTAAATATGCTTCCCCAGGCCGACGAGGCATTCTGTATCACCACCTGCGGCTTATCTACCTGCCCAAGGAGATTTTTTCCCAGAAAAATAGCCATAGCAGGCGACTTTTCCGCAAGCCGCCACTGCATACGGCGCAGAGAGATCAGCCCCATTCCTTTCTTTTCCTTGTAAACGTCCGAAAATTTGCGCCCGTAGGTACGCTTGCACCAGTTTTCTATTGTGTCTTCAGAGCACCTAAACCAGCTTGCAATCTCCTTTAACGTGCATTGGAGACCGCATAACTTCTCAAATTCATTTGTTAAAATATTTACACCTTTTGGACCTCTTTTAGCCATGCTATCACTGCTCACTTTTTTGTGTAAGGATGTAGAAGAATGGCGTATCTAAAGCCGCCATTAAAAATCTCACTACATATCGCCCAATTATCATCAGAGCTAACTTTTTTTGCATGTCCGGGATAAACAGCCAACCAAACCCCAGCCCAAAGGACACCCCTACAAATAGCACAGAATCAATTAGCTGACTTGTCATTGTGCTGGCATTGTTCCATATCCATCTCCCGCCCTTTGTTGTCCCATGTTTGCTTATGTAGATGTTTCTAATTTTGTGGAAAAAATATACATCCCACGTTTGAGAGGCAAAATAAGCGATCATGGAAGCGATAAAGAACAACCAATTGACGCCTAATACCATATCAAACGCTTTTTCTATTTCAGGGCTAGTTCCTGGAACTATACAGGCAAGATAAATCATGGCGCTAGAAATTACTTGAGCTAATAGCCCAAAAATAACAGTCTTATTTGCTTCTTCTTTCCCCCAGATTTCACCTATTACATCAGTAACTAAAAATGTAATCGCGTAATTAACACCCGTGCCAGGGAGCAACAACGGGATACCCAAAATACTTATACCTGTATCCCAAACCTTGCTAACGGTTATATTTGCCATTATGAGCGACACACAAAATACAACGTTCAAACATATCAAATTTTCATTTGTCTTTTTCATAAGTGAATCTCTCCATATCTTTGGAATAATATCCATTGTTCAAAATTATGTCTTGCAAGTGCTTTCTGGTCTTTTATTCTTCCCCCTCCCCGCGCCTTAAGCATTTTTATGTCTCCATTATGAAAAATCCAGACATTTCCATACTGGTTCCCATACAGCCAGCTAGATGAATCAACCGAATCAAAATGGTTCTTTTTTAACCCTGTTACGCTGGTATAACCCAAACAATGTATTTTTGCCTTATTTTGCCTTGCGACTTTGATAAACCATGGAAATAGCCTATGGTATTCGGCTTTATCTTCTTTTGTCCCGCCAACTATACCGCCTAGGGAGACATAAGGATATTTTTGGCACATTCTTATAAAAGCATCTTTGCCCCTGTTTTTGTGCCATACCGGGATACTAGGCAACCCGACGATTTTTTCAAGTTTTTCGGTTAAGCGTAATACATTGTCGTAACCAATTACATTATCTATATCAAGTTCGATAAATTTTTTTACTCCATTCTTTTTAATCCACGCGCCATATAGCTCAACGTATTCATCCCAGTCTATTTTTTGCTTGTCTTTTTTTAGCCTCACAGTAAAAGCGCCGCTATCCAGCAAAAAATCACCGCAATAAGGCAAAAGACGCTCCATCTCCCCATCCGTGTAAAAAAAAGACCCCAAAATATAAGGCCTATATTTTTCATACAAATCGTCATATAGTTTTTCTTTACTCCACGGCGCATTTCCAGCCAAAAAAATTTTCATGGCGTAAATTCTGCTCCGCAATGCGGACAAGTAACTGTTTTCTCTTCTTTTTCCTTTACTTCTGGCGCATTCTCAAAGAAGCTATCAATATCCACCTCGTTACCTTCTTTAAACCCAAAAGCTGACATATCAATATCCGCGATATCCCCCAGCTCGATATCAAGCTGCTCAAAATCCCACCCGGCAAGCTCACCTGTTTTGTTATCTGCCAGACGATAGGCCTTTACCTGCTCCCGCGTCAGGTCATCCGCCACGATGACGGGGACCTCAGCGAGCCCCAGCTGTTTAGCCGCCTCAAGGCGCGTATGCCCCGCTATGATGGTATTATCTGCATCCACTACGATAGGCTGCCTGAAGCCAAATTCTCTTATGCTGTTGGCGACAGGCTCCACCGCATTCTCATTTTTTCTCGGATTATTCGCATACGGCTTTATGGTCCTTATA